TTGTCATATATTCGCAACTCGCCTGATAATGGTTTTGCCGGAAGATTATTCAAACACTCAGTCAAATAATCAATGTCAAACCAACAACCCTCTAAAATAATAAAACCATCCTCTACCGTCAAAGGATACTCACGACGAAAACGACGCAAGCCAATACCCTCAACCCCATGAACCATCTCATGCCTCCAATACAACTGAGGAATAGATAATCCATGATCAGCGGCCAAATTCAACTCGTCTTCATCCGGCTCCCAACCCTCCGGTGGCTCCTTCTGATAAGAAGAGTGATCAGACCATTTAGAAAAAATAAATTTGGTCGTTGGGTCACCATTTCTCTCAGACTCTATTGCACTCAAAACACGTTGGTGATAAAAGTTACCAGGACCATTTGGTGTACTCACAATTATTATTTTTGTGTCCGGCCCTTCATGCAATGTGCTCCGAAGACCAGCCCAAATTTCCTCCGGATTTCTCCAAAATGCTAACTCCTCAGCAACTAGGCGTTGATATGTCCAACCTCGCCCATGTGCATTCCCCAATGCAGTCATGTGGTCAATCAATGCCCCCGTCTTCTCCGATATCAAAGTCTTATCAACCTTGTTCACCCTAAACGGATTTGCTCGCTTCAATGCATTCGGAAGGTGATCATAAAATGTACAGAACTTACCAAATAATGATTTGGTTGTCTTCGAATGGTCAGCTGCAATCAACGTACGCAACGGCTTCTTTGCCGAAAAAGCCTCATAAAACGTGTCAGCACAATTCGCTGTACTTATACCAATCTGACGCGGCTTCAAAACGACAATCGTCTTCACAGAAGGATTTCGTAACGCATTAATCAACGCAACTTGTTCGGAAAATGGCTGGTCGAAACTACGCACATTCGCACTCATATCCTCAAACTTCAACCGAGCAATAAATTTACGCCTGTCTGCTAAAATATGCTCATACATTATTCAAACCATTCAGAGTCCTCTGACTCAAACCACTTATCTAATGACTGGTCATTCGTAACCTCGGAACGCTCCCTCGCCATTTCTACCATTTTCATTGCCAGCTGTACCGCTTGCATATCTCCATTTGATATATTCTCCATCAAAGTCTGCGTACTCTCATACTCCAACGCACGTATATCAACCATCGTTATACATCCATGCTCTGGAAACATCTCTATCCACCAATCCAAGAAATGCTCCTCCGACATCCACTTATTCCATTTCCGTATCGTCAAATTAGGAATCCTATGACACCACTGACCTACCATCTTAACCCCTTGGTCATATAATCGCCTAACCTGACTACGTATGTCTATTTGCTCTTCCGTTGGTTCGAATCCCATTCTGCACCTACTATATATCCATGTTCATTTACATTTCCCATCTTAACAGATTCTCTCGCTCTTCGATCTATTTGGTCTTTTGAAAGTTTCTCTTTGGGTGACTTATTTTTATTCTCCTCCTTCATCCTACTCTTCAATAACGCAAATCGCTTCAACTCTTCCGCACTCATTCCTCTCTTCATATCTAACTCCATATGTAAAAAAAAATCTATTACTTTTACATATATTTGTCTATATGAAAAAGAAAATCAAATTACTTCTTACTTTTTGCCGCCTTTGAACCAGCACTCTTCTTCATCTCAGCAAGCAATTCCGACATCAAAGCATTCGATTTTTGTTGCTCCTCACGCAAAGCCGCTATCTGATCCTCCTGCTCCTTTAATTTCTTCGCCTGAACCTTTATTAATTTCTTACTCTCTTCATCTACCTGGGCAACATCTTTGGGAGCATTCTTCATCAACATATCACGCAACTCTGAGTCAAACGACTCCTTCTTCGTAGTAGGACGACCCATATCATACATAACATCCCTCTGACCCTTCACATCCACAAACTCTAATCCCAATACCAAAAATTCAAACTGTGATGTGAATTTCTGAGTCTGAACACGCCCCTTGTCATCTTTTCCTACCGCAGTAGTATTTTCAATCACACGACTCTCCAATTTTACCTCATAATCACACACCTCCCAACGACCATTGGGCTGGACCGCCTCATACGTATCTACAATCCACTCCAAACCCAACTCAATCATATTCACCCAAGTCGGTTCATCTACAGCACCCAATATATTCGCAATAGGCCACTCCATTACATACTGATAACGACGGAAACTTGATACATCCAAATCACCACGAGACTCCTTCGATACATTGATATGAAAATCCACAACCTTCTCTACATAACTCTTCAATTTTGATACATCCAAAATCTTTGGATTCAAAGTAGGCGTATCATCATCCTGTATACGCTTACGCGCATAAGCCGATAAACTACGGTTCCGTTCTTTCGCTTTCTTAATTATACTCATTTCTTTTTCTCCTTATTTAATTGTTTTTCTAACTCTTCTAATCTCTGTAACTTCTTTTGCAACATTAAGTACGCCTCCTTCTCCTTTATCTTCTCCTCCGCCAGTACTTGTTTCCGCTCCATTTCCGCCAAGTACTGGCTACTCCTCGCTACATTTTTTCTCCTCTCCATCTCACGTCGCTCTTCCATTCTCTTATTCTTCTCCCGCTTCTTAGCCTCCCTACTCCGCTTTCTATGATTCTGTAACTCCACTCGTATCTTAGCAACATCACGAACAACCTTACCTAACTCCTCGTCCGTCAATCCAACATGATCCGCCATACGCAAAATTGAATTAAAATTCGGAGCACATTTTCTATTCGGCTTGTACCAATGATTGGATGCCCCATAACTTAACAAACATATCCTACACAACTCCGCCTTGTTCGGAAACAATAATAATAATTTATCTAATGTATCAATCATACCAAAAAAAGACCTGACAAATAGTTCCAATTTGGGTATACTATATCATAATATTTTTTCATAGGAGGTAAAAAATGTTTCAGGGAATTGCAGAATGCGAAAACTCATACCATCAACCAGAATTTCTATACGTAATCACATGCGGTACAAAATCTGAAAAAAATGGAATACCAACTCAAACCGATAAATTCTTCATCAAAGAAAAAAATATCAGCTACATCAAAATCAGAAACCGTGACGTAATGATACGAGAAAATGCTCCAGACTTCGTAAAATTTAACATGTCTGATAAAAAAGAACTCCGAACAAAACTCGACTTCATTATCCCATACCCTGTACACCTACGAAATGGCTGGGAGTCTATGTCTGATGCCTTTAACTTCTACCTCAAAGCACAACAAATCAAAGGAGTATCCAAACACCCTCAACTCGCTCCACATTGCACCGGAGACGGAATACAAGCAAAACAATGGGACGGAAAACAATACAACGAAATAAAATGCCCCAACAGAGAATGCACACACAGAAAAGGCGAGTCACCAGCTTGCAAACCACTACTACAACTCTACCTACAACTACAATGGGATACCAACAAGCCCTGGGGAACACTACCCACTCCAATCATCAAATATGAAAGCCGCTCCTGGTTCAACCTAACAAAAAAAGTTTTGCCTTTTTTCAGACAACTCCACACACGTGCCATAGGATTGGGCTACGAAAACTATACCTTCGAAAACCTATCCATATCCATTATACTCACCAAACGTCGTTCCCCTAGAGGCTCCACCGTACCAGCAATCGACATCAAACTCAATACAAACTTTATGGAATTCCTTAAAGACCAAAAAGGAGAATAAATAAACCTACGTTTTTGTAAAGATAAACGAACCAAAACCTACTACCTATACTCAAATGGAGACAAAATGAAATGTAAATCTTGCGGAAAAGAAATCATATGGATCACTATGGAGTCCGGAAAATCTATGCCCATAGACCTCGATTCTATACAAAAAACCATCGTTATAAATGAACAACAAACCAAAGGCGCAATACGAAAAACCGCCACCTCACACTTCCAAACATGCCCACAAGCAAAGGACCACCGAAATGTCAATCAAAAAAACAAAAGACTCAAACGAATTCTACCACAGCCAAAAAGACTACCTCTCCTCTTCAGCAATCAAAACAATAGCTAAAAAATCTGTACTCCACTTCATAGAACAAAAACCGTTCAAATCAGACGCACTTACCATCGGCTCCGCTTTCCACACCTTCGTTCTCGAAAATGAACTCTTCTTTAAAGAATTTATCGTCACACCAAAAATAAACAGAAGAACAAAAGCCGGAAAAGAAGAATACGCAAAACTTCAAAACCAAGCAGCCGCCACCGGTAAACAAATCATCAATGAACTCGACTACCACATGATACAAACTATGTCTGAAAAAATATTCGAAGACAAAACCTGCAAAGAACTACTCTCCAACGGTGAAGCAGAAATGTCCTTCTACTGCGAAAACTTTATCGACATCAAAGCCAGAGTACGACCAGACTACTACAAAGAAGGAGAATACATCATTGACCTAAAATCATGCCAAGACGCCTCACCAAGAGCATTCAAATATGACATCCTTAAATACGGGTGGCACATCCAAGCCGCATTCTATATGGACGTACTCGAAGTTAACGAATTCTACTTTATCGCCTCCGAAAAAAATCACCCATACGCTTGCCAAACATACAAACTATCCGACCACCTCATAAACGAAGGACGTATAGCATACATGGACGCTATAGCAAGCTGGAAAAATTTCCTCGAATTCGGAGAAATACAAAAATACAAAACCGACAACATGACCGACAACGGAGTTATTATACTATGATCAAAAACTTCCTCAAAAAATATATCCCTGAAGGCAAACAAAACCAATACGCCAAACTCGCTGGACTCTCAAAACCTACCATAATTAACTGGAAAAAATACAACAACCCCAGAACATTCGAACTCATTTGCCTATGCAAAGTAATCGCTCAACAACAAAACCTAAACTTTATCTTTATATCCATAGAAGCCATAAAATCTACCGTAATATCCGTGTTTACTACCAATATTGATGTACTTCCACAAAAACACGACAATCAATACAAAATGGAACACCTATTCGATAAATACGCACCAAACCTCAAATATATAGCAAACACTGGCTTCTCATACTCTCAAATTAGACACTGGAAAAACGGAAGAGCTACACCTAAACCCAAACAACTCTACAAACTATGCTTCGTCATGGCTACCATCAATAACATTCATATTGATATCATTATCTCTGAAGCCATTAACCTAATATGGACCACAACATGAAATACCTCTCTCTGTTCTCAGGCATTGAAGCAGCCTCCGTCGCTTGGAAACAACTCGGCTGGGAATGCATAGGAGTCTCCGAAATAGACCCCTTCGCATGCGAAGTCCTAAAATACCACTACCCTAAAATACCTAACCTCGGTGACATCACCAAAATCACAAAGGAAACACTACATGACATCAAACAAAAATACACAAATGAACCTCTTATCGTGGTTGGCGGGAGTCCCTGCCAAGCATTCAGCATCAGCGGACTCAGAAAAGGACTCGAAGACCCAAGAGGAAACCTCATGCTCGAATACATTAGAGTTGTCGCAACAATTCAACCAACATATTTTATCTGGGAAAATGTACCAGGTGTCCTTTCCTCAAACAACGGAAAAGACTTTGGAACCCTACTCCAAACAATGGCTCAACTCGGGTATTCTCTCTGCTGGAGAACTCTGGACAGCAAAAACTTCGGAGTCCCACAACGACGCAGAAGAGTCTTTCTTGTCGGACATCTTGGAAACGAAAAACGTCCATTCGAAATTCTATTTGAGCCAAAAAGCATGCATAGGACTCATACGAAGAGCAAACAAAAGAGGCAAGACTATACCCCCAAAACTACTACAAGCACTACAAAATACTGCAAACCAATCACTGAAATCAAAATAATACCTTTCAAAAATAAAAAATACACCAACTTACCACAACACTCCGGTTGCCTACTCGCTGACGACGCAAAATATAAACTCGACCACCAATGGCTTACCTCTAATAAAATCGTTACCGAAAAACAATACGCTTCCACACTATGCGCCAGAGACTACAAAGGAATCGGAGCCGACTCCTGGGGACACGACTCACAACACGCTGTCATTCATAACACTCGCGTTCGCAGACTCACACCCATCGAATACGAACGACTTCAAGGCTTCCCCGATAACTACACCCAAATACCTTGGAAAGGAAAAGAAGCAAAAGACTGCCCAACTTCACACAGATACAGATGCCTCGGTAACTCCATGACAACCAACG